GGCCCCAGCTTCTTTCCGTTAAAGCTCCCGGTTCTGAGTGTTAGCTCGCCCTCCGCAACGCTGTTTTTTATCTTTTGCTGGTTTGCACGGTCTGTTTCAACTTTTGTTTTGGGCTTGCCCTTTGGCTTAATGGTTTTTACTTGGGCATCTTCAAATGCAACAAGTATTTCAGGATTACGAACCGTTCGCCCTGCAAATTGCTCGCTTGACCCCTCAACCCTCAAGCCATCATGGCCTTGCGATTTCAGCCTTTCTTTCCACCCAGAGAACCATTTAGAATCCTTTGCATGGTCAAGCCTTATTTTATTCCATGCTTCATAATTTATTGTTTTTGGATTCTTAAGCTTAACTGCGGCCTTGGTTATTTCGCTACCGAACTCTTTTGCATATCTTTTTTCAGGAGTGAAAAAATGCCCAAATTTATTCCACTTTTTGACCTTACCCATATCAAAGTTGTCTATTTTGACATTTGAACCATGATAGACTGCTAAATCGGCTTGCTTCTGTGTTTTTTTAATTTCCGGCTTAACCGGCTCGGCCCTTATCCCCCTTGCGTTATCCCTCTTTTTTATAAGGGTTTTTAAATCGTTTGCCGTAATGCTCGACCCGCTTTTATTTATATCTGTGAACTGGTGGGCTTTTACGTCCTCCCAATAGCCATCATATTTAACGCCAGCTTTTTCAGCCATTTCTTGCGGTGTCAGTTCAACGACTGACGGCTGCTTTTTTACAGGGGCTGCTGGCCTATCGTCAATAATTCCTTGTTTTTTAACTCGTTGCTCTGCCTCGGCCAACGCTTTAAACCGTTTTGGCTCCCTGCGTAGCTTAATCAATGATTCTTTACGGATCTCAATTGCTGTTTCTTTTATCTTTGCAGCATTTCCGGCCTTTACGTTTTTAACAAGTTTTGCTTTTAATTTTGGAAGCCCAAAAAATGCAATGTATTCAAAGGCCGTTTTTGTTGTTGCTGCCAGTTCAGCAGATCCGGTTTTTTTCTCAACCGCATCACCGTAAAATTTTCCAGCCACATCAACCCATTCAAAAGGCTTCATTAAGGTATTAACGATTTCCTCGTCTTCTTCGGTCTTTAAAAATGCGGCTGGGACTTTGGCATACATTTCAAACTGTTTTGTGGCCTTTTTTTCTTTATCGGAAAAAGAAAGTTTTTTGCCAGTTCCAAATTCGGGGCGCGTGTCAAGAAGCGTTCTGGTTGTGTGCAGGCCGGATACTAGAAAGGTTGGAAATCCACTCGCAATCGAGGCGGCAGCGCGAGCCGCTGACATTATGGGTTCCGCTGACACGTTTGCATCTTTTCCGTCAAATGTCATTCCAGGCAAAATCGAAATCGGAGCCTTGAGCCATTTGCCTTTTTCGGGTGCAGGAGTACGATCATCAATAACATTAGACTGTTGGCCGTGCTGCACTTGTTGCCTATCGTCTACAATATCAAGGCCTGGTGTCTGCTGTCTATCGTCGATAATGCTTAGCATTATTTACCCATAAGAGCGTCAATGTATTTATTTGCTTCGCTGTCCGACATTCCATAGTCATTTATTAGCAGGGTTTTTATATCGGACGCCTTTATTTGGCCACCAGACCCAGCCGGTATGAGCATGGGCATTTTTAAGGGTTTATCGTTAAACCCTGCTGTGTCAACCTCCGGGAAATCAATAATCTTTATGTCGTAACCAAGCTGATTTGCCGTCTGCCTCAACCCCTCAAGTTGCTGCGTTGATACGTCTTCAAGCGGTTTGCCATCTTTGTCATGCGTTAACGATCTCAATGCGCTTGCCAGCTTATACGGCGCTTCAATGGCAAACTTGTTCTTTGCCTCTTGCTTTGCGCGCTCCATATCAATAGACCTTTTCGTTTCACCGAAAAAGCCGTCTATAATTCCCGGCCCCTCGGCGGCCAATCCGTCAAGGGCGTTTTGAATTGCTTGACCCTGTTGTGTTTCTCCAAAGCTAGCATCTTTTTTAATGCCCTGCTCCCAGGCGTCTGTAAATCCCTTTTTCAATGCTGGGCCAAGCGTGGTGTCAAAAGAATTTCTGGCCGACTGATACGCCTCGCCCTTTGTAACGCCAGCCTTGACAAGATCCTCAAAATAACTAACAAACGGCTTCATGTGTTTTAGGGTGTCCGGGCCAAAAGCCTTTAAAAGCTCAGTCTGTGTTTTCATTACCTGGCTTGGGGCAAGCTTTTTAGCATACTCTGGCATTTCTGCAATTGCCTGTTCATGAGCCATATCTTGCCCGCGCATTTGAACATCTTGACCGCGTGATGTAATATCCTGGCCCCTCCTGGTTAACGCCAAGTGTTCGCCCGCCATGTCCTGTTCAACGCCAAACTTTTTATTTTCAAATGCCAATTGATTGCTAGATATTCGCTCCCTTGATTTTCTTTCCTTGTTGCTCAAAGTAGCGGCGCTGGTCGCCTTAAATGCGTCGATCCCCGAATTTACCCGGTCAATATTCCTGGTCCTTGGCGGAATGTAATAATCATTCATTAGTTGCCATCCTTTCCAGCCGCAAGTTTTGGCTCGGCCTTGGTGTCTGCGTTGTCGATATGTGTCGTTGTTGTGAGCATATCTGGCCTGTACGCTACTATTAAAGACATAACCGTATCGCGGTATAGTTCAAAGGCACATTCCGGTTTACCGCATCGTGTGTTCATAACCACTGGCGCGATAAGTTCTCTTTTAAGATCCGCATATGTTTTGTTCCTATCCGGGTCATTATTGATAGCCTCAATAAGCGCCGGGCCAATGGCTAAATAATAATAAAACCAAATAGGATGCTCTTTTTTGCAATATGCCCGAAAAGGCTTTAGCCCGTCCCACAATAAGTCAGACATTCCATTTTTATCTTTAACCTCCGTACAGATCCATGTGGCCTTTGCAATACTGGAAACAACGCTGGTGGCTCCCTTAACGGCATAATCAATAGCTCCGCCAATCATTTCGCTGCCGACCTCCGACCCGGCAAATGCGCCCGCCAGTGGCAAGGCGTAGTCTTGCCAGTTCGTTTCATTGTCTTGTTCCATCCGGCTTTTTGCAATGCCATACATTCGATTATTATGCTGCTGCGACATATCTATCTGCTGCTGATTTTGGTTAGCGACGGTATCGGCCCGTAGCCGATCACTTGCACCCTCTGCAAAGCCAGCCGCAATGTCTCTTGTCTCTGCTGGGGCCATTGGCATACCTGACATATTCCGTTTTGCCCTTGCCGATTGTAAAGCGTCTATAAATGTTGCGTGCATCTTGTCACCTTTTTATGTTACCCTTATTCTGCTTATATTAGTTTTAACCGCTCCAAGCTGCTGCCGTGAACGCTTCGTGCGGTTTGATTCCAATTTGCTTACGAACGAACCGGTCGGCGGAGATTGTGGCTGGTTGGTATTATATTTTTCTAAATATAATGGATTCAAAACAAATTCATCAGTTTCAGCGTCTCTCATAAACACAGGTTCAGGCTTGCCTTTCTTAAAAATAGTTCCAAAATGTTCTGGATTTCGCTTAGACCATCCAGCTCCCGTCTTGCCGCTGCCCGTAGTGTCAATAAACACGCCAAGTTGATTCATTAAGTTTTCATACTTTTTTGAATACCCAACCCTTTGTTTTTGCTTATAATAATCAATCGTTCCAGCGGCTTTTCCTCGACCCATGTAGTCTCGTCCGGTAGGTACTTTCCTGTATTCAGGCACTCCTTCTATTTGACCTTGGACCCCCAGCATAGCCTTCATGTGAGAATTATACATATCCCTTGTATCTTTTAAATAGCTACCGCCGAAAACCCCTGTAGAGCCGCCCATTCCTGCCGATCCAGTATAGCGTGGGCTTTCCCCAGGATTTCCGGTAATAAAATCAATAGGGACACCAAACTCACCATCATTAGACATTAATTGTCTATATATATCAGGAGTGATAACGCCAAAGGAAGTTCGCCAGCCTATCGGCTCGTCGGATTGTCCACCAGGCGAATATTCTTGCATGGGCGGAAGATTGAATTTTTTCGGCTGATTGTCCGATTTTGATATTGTTGAATTTTGCGCGCCATAATTTTTTAACATAGACCCCTTAGACCAATTCCCTGACGCCAACCCATAAGCCACTGATTCGCCCATCTTTTTTGCAAGCTTGTCTGCACCCCAACTAAATGTACCTGACGCCAACAGTCCTGGAATCATCCCGGCTATGCTTGCGGACGGGCCGACGCCAGGCATGGCCGCAACTCCGGCTTTTACAGCCAACGGAATTCCTGTTTTCGCGGCAAATTGACCAACCTTATCCATCGTTCCCCAATCGCCCATAAGGGATCTTGCGCCTATGGCCTCTTTCAAAACGCCTGCTCTGTCCTCGCTATTCATATAATTAAAAGCGGTTCCGCTTGGCAGCATCCCCGCTTCGGACGGGTAGCCATAAGGCGCCGCGCCATATTTCATTCGATAAGCAACCGCTGCCGCACTAGCCAGCGGAGGAGCCACGTTACCATTATCCACAAAACCGTCGCCGGTTGAGTCAAAAGCAAAAGCAGGCCCTGGAACAAACGACGTGTAACCATTACCTCCAACAACAGGGCCAGCATCAGAACTACCCCTTGGCGTTCCAAATGCGCTGTCACTCCTGGCGCCACCGATATTAGATCCACCCATACTAAAACCATTCATACTAGCGTTACCACCACCTAGACTTCCAACGCCAGGGCTTCTATTGCCCCCTCCTCCACTACCCATTTATCGCCTCCTTGCCAGCAGCGTAGCTGGTATGCTTTTTTGTTCGTTAAATATCCAACAATAATTTGGAATTTCAGCTATTATTTCCATATGTACAATAGCAGCTTTTAAAGCCAGAGTATTTGTTATTGGTATATATCCGCAAAGAAGATTAAAAATATATTCATTGTTTATCTTTAAATTAAAAACATGATTAAAAATAGATTCAACCACAAGCTGACTATTTCCCCAATATTTTTTAAACACATTAAAATGTATCTCAGCTTTTTTCGGACAAATATCTGTCAGCCATACCATTGCTTCCGTACTACCATCATCATCTATCGATACCCAGAGACTTGCGATATTCCTGAAAAAATCCACAAACTCAATAATGCCGAACTGATTAGGATTAACATCATAAAACACCCTGTAAAATGTCCTATCTTTACGCATGTTTAGATATAGTTTTTCTATATAACGATTTGAAAGCGTCGGCAAGCCATTAATCATTTCATATTTTATTATTGTTGACATATCAATTTCACATATTTACAATACACCCATGAAAAAACTAATTGTAACACTATTCATTTTTACGCTTATTGCGTCATGCGGCTTTTTTAATAACAAAAACATTAGGGAAGAGGTTTTGCATACCGCCGTCGATAATGCTGGGAGCACTCTATCTTTTGTTATCCAAAACATTGAGGCGTTAACTCCTTTGTTTTAGTCAAAGTCCATGGTTATTGTATCATCGCTTCTAAAATACAGGCCAAGCCCTGATATTTCCATGCCGTCTGTGACGGTTGAAACCTCAGAGCTTATTTTAAAACTGTGTATCAAAGCCGGTCCAAGCATGCATGATTGCGTATCTATCGGCCCATTTACATAGTCGATTCTTTCCGGGACGTCCTGATTATAAGTTGCATCCGTTGTGATTACTCTGTCAGCATAATGCGTTAAGGTAATTGATTCGCCAGGCGTTACTATTATCCAATCTCCGTCAGCATCAACAACATGATTTCCGTCAGCGTCAACTTCATAAATTGTTTCAGTCGCCGTTTTTTGTTCATAGATAAATCGAATAAGCTCGATAGTCGTATTTTTAAAAAACGGCTGTTCCGAGTCAAGCATTAAATCCTTTGTTTGAACATACTGTTCAATAGCTGTTCCGTTCCATGTTGCGCTGTTCTCTGTTCGGTAAACAGTCCCTTCATCGGTGGTTCCAAGGGTATACGATTTGCCGTCAGTATCTTCCACTTTGAAAATGGTTTGATATGGATTTGCACCGGTTCCGTTTTCTCGATATAGCTTTGTCCATTCACCTGTTTCCAGGGAGAATTCAAGCTCGACATTATGGGTCGTCTGCCCGGCTCCGCTGCTTATTAAAAGCTTATATACATTTAAGTTTTTATCATATGATCCGTATGAGTCTTTCAGCCTGTCCGTTGGAATGGCCCTTGCATCGTTTCTATCCCAATAACACGAAATATCATTACTTATAGACTCTATAAACGCGCCATCTGTCTTAACGACTCCGCTGTCGGTTTGCCATATAATTATATTCTTTTGCAGTTCTTCGTCTGTCCTAGCTGCTTCACAAGCAACCATAGAGTGCGGGGCAATACATCCCACATTGTCAGACATTCGCGTCATTTGCCATTGCTCTGGACCATTCCCGCTAATCCTGTATGTTTCATCTGTTTTACAAACAATAAGTTGCTCAAACCCTTCCGTTCTAAAAAGATTATAAATAGTTCCTGCAGCTACGATTTCCCGTTCATCACCAAAATAAGTTATCCCTGAATCTGTGCCGTTCCAAACGTCGGGCGTGTTATAGGCAGACCAGATCATTTTATTTTTCATTCCTGACTTTTCGTTCAACAATAAAGATCGGCCTTGAAATAAAACAGGTATTTTATACCCGCCAATTGTGTACGGGGCAACAATCCCGCCGATATTATATACCTCAACTTCTGCATCAAGAGTTGCGTCAAATGATATTGCATAATAATACAGGCCGAGTTCGTCATTGATTTCTTTTAAAAATTCGCTCCCATGGGTTACGGGCGTAAAAGTTATGGCGCCGCTTTGCGCCAGGCTTACCGTGCCGCTGGCTGTGCCATCTGATAGAGGCCCAACTGAAACCCATGAATTGCCAGCCCAATAATTAATTGACATTACCGTATTTGCGGTTGAATTCCCCTTCCCAGCGGCAATCCTAAAATAAAAACCTTGTTGCGGCTCTATAAAGCCAATAACCATATAATCCGACGTTGTAAAATCATCTAAATTAAAATAATAGGTGGTTGTATCGTCAACAACTTCGTCAGAGTATTCTAGCCACAACGATGCGCTATCGTCCCATGCCTTTGCTGAAACCGGAATACTGTTTGAAGCGTTCCAAACATCTTTGATTGGCTGGATGGGAGCGCTTACTGTTGAATAATAAATAGCTGTCGTACTGCTTATGTCGTCAATTATAACCTTGTAAAAATACAAAGCCATGTTGTTTATTACCCTTTGCTTGGCTGTGCTTACCGTACTGTCAAACGTAACAGATCCGGTTTGTGCCAAGCTTACGCCTCCACTGGCTGTGCCATCTATAATATTTGTGCATAAATCCCAATCGGTACCACCCCAATTATAAACAGTCATTGAGCTTGTCTGATCATTTGCGGTTGAAACATAAAGCTTAAATCCGTCAAGTTGTCTAGGTGATCCTATATACAAATAACAAATTTCGCCGCTATCAGTATAAGCTTCCGATGGGATTTCAAAAAATGAAATGTGCCTTGCTGACTTAGACACTCTAAACTCATCTAGCTGGCCAAGCATGCCAGCGGTTGTGGCGTTGTCGCCAATATAAACTACTCCTGTATAATTCGCGGCTCTATCCGTATCTGTTAAACTTCCTTTTAATTTACCATCTACAAAACAATACCAACTATCGCCATTCTCAACGAACTTAATATGGTAAAAAGTATTAACAATAAGGGTTGAAGAGCTTATCTTAACAACCTCAACACCCGCCTCTTGAATAATCAGCGATATTTTATCACCCGTATCCTCAAACAGCACCTTGATATAATCCGTTGCCCCAGACTCCTGATAATAAATTATTCTATCTGAGCCAACATTTGTCATGCGACCTCTGTAGTCAATAGAAAAAGTGCCATCAGAGAAATCAAAATCGGCATGATCCGGCACTGATATATAATCGTTTCCGTCAAAATAGCCAGAGTGCGACCCGAAAACCGGGTAACTAGAACTATATGTCATACCTGAAACGGTTACAGTATGTCCAGAAGTAGACGCATCAACAGCCTCATTGTCGAAATCAATCATCAAAACCGTATTTTCATCAATGCCACCAGAAACATAAGACAGGTTCGCAACATACGGACTCACGCTTGAGGTATTATTAACGGCAAAAGTATAATTATATTTAAAAGATTCGTCAGGATTGTAATTAATAAAAGCGGTTGTCTTAAGCTCGTCGCCACCCCAAACTAGAGACTCCTCGCCGTTACAGGCAATAACGTTGCCCTGCGGTGCCTTGCTGAACAATCCTTCGTTTGCACCACTTGAAAACTCTTTTAAAACGGTTGCGCTAAAATTCCCCTGGTCCGGGATAGCCGTTTCGTTTTGCATTAACTTGTAGTTTGATCCGGTTGAATCAGTTGCAACGACTAAAACATGAGATTCTGCTGGCTGGTCTTTTACAAAGTGATAGGCTGATCTTATATTTGAATAAGTTGTGCTTATTACACTGGTGTTTATTTTCGTATGGCCGCTAACGCCTTTCAGCATTAGCCCGTTCCTGCGTAAGTTCTGAATATCCTGAAACCCGTTTTCGCCAATAAGCAGCGGATCTGAGGATGGTTCCCACTTGCCAATAAAGGGAAAGGTAAAAGGCCTTAGCGCTTCCGCACTTATCGACCCGCTAAAACAAACAAGCGCCATGGTTAAAATTAAAGCAGCTGTTAAATATTTTTTCATAATAAAATCAACCCCTTATATTAAATATGGAAACGATTGTTGTTCTTGTTCTATCTTCGCCCAATACCTTTGGTTATAAGTTAAAATTCCGGCAAGTTCGGCTTGGTAAACCTGCGGCCAGATAGGCGGGTTTTCAGTTTCAACCCCAGACGATACAACCCTGGTCATGGTTCCAGAAATAAGACTATAGTGAAATTGTTTAGGCAACATCGGCACGTCGGACCCCTCGATAAGCCTCGGCGTTCGCTTTTGCAGCCAATATCTAAAATCATAAGCAGCATCAGCACCCGGATACCAAAATAATTGATTAGATTCCGTTCCCGCTTCGATATATGATTTTTTATGCAAGTATCTTGTGGGCCTGGCGGATGAACTACCCATCAAGGCTGTATTGGATTCCAACTCGTCAAGACCGATTTTTATTAACGACTTATTGTATCCGTGCCATTTGCACCTTAAAACCCGGTCAACGTCCTTTCCCGTTGTGGCCAAAGTCAAACCCCTATGTAAGACAGCGCCACCGCTTGTGTATGCCGTCAACGCGCTTGTGTCTATGGCATCCAGACTGTTAATGTCAATTAGCGTAAATGTTGTCGTGCTGGGCGCTGAATTGATTTTAAAAATACGATTATTAAGCTCGGTCGTACCCACTATGTCATACAGGCCGACGATATTGCCGGCAACATGACCATGGGCCGCGTCTGTGGTAAAAACTCCGGGATCCGCTGCGGTAATATCCGTAATGGTAGCCGGTGCAACGCTACTCAAAGAATCATCAAAATCAATCAGCCAGTGCAAAGGATGAAGATCATCAACGGCTAAAATCTCGGACAAGTAAACCATATTGATGGTGTTTTTATGGTAGTCCTGTTTTGACGCCCGGTTATCCCTGGACGCTTTTTGAACCGCGTTTAATATGTTTGTAAAGGTTAAGTAATCAGCCATTTTTTACCTTTCGTTCTTTCAAGTAAGCCCAAGATGATTATAATTAAAAATGCGGACGGTGCTAAGTGCATGGGATAATTACCTAAGCAGTTAACGCAAGCAGCCATTAAAGCCGCAACAAGAATAAGGTCCTTTCCTTCCGTTAGCCGTACCACGGCTGCAACCAATAATACCACGCCAACCGCACCGAAATTAAACATACATTCAAGCCATTCGTTATGAATAGGGAAAACATACCCGGTGCCAACTCCGGGGCCATATCCAAACATAAAAGTCTTTGGTGAAGCGATTATTTTATGCCATGTGCTTGCCCACCAAGCAAGGCGCTGGCTGGGAGATATGATTGATTCAAAATCATAGATAAAAACGCCTATTGATACTAAGAGCGAAACTCCAATTACCCACCAAAAACGATAATAAACAATAACTCCCGTAAGTGCTGCGGCAATTGCCGCGCTTGATATTTTAGCCTCAGTCAAAGGAACGAGCGTAAAAACCAATAATGGAATAAACTTTTTCCAATGCTTTCTAAAGAAAAACGGCAGCGATATTGCGATATAGCCACCGTAAAAATTTGAATTGCCAAGCGTGCCAATAGCCCGGCCTAGCTGTGAGTCTTTTATGGAGTCAACAAACAACGGCAATATGATCATAACAAGATCAATGCCGAACACTTGAAGCACACCGATAAGGCTTTGAAGAATAGCCGCTATACAAATAGCATTGTAATAACTATTATTATCTACCCTTGATTGAGAAACAGCCGCATACATGGCAAATGCGAATATGAAGAAAATAGCCTGATTCATTGCGGCGCCCGAAATCGGTATCAGCGCCGGATTAAGCAGCGCGGCCAAGTGCTGAACAATAACCCATAAAACAGCATACACGCCAAAAAGCATTAGCGCCCTTTCTTTGACCATGTTGACAGCGTAAACCATCAACACGGCCAAGACAAAAGAAATTGTTTGGCTTCTGGTGAACAGCCCGCCCGACAAAAACCCAAAGGGCACCAATACGAATAATATACGAATCATTAGGAACCTCTTAGCGGGTTCTTATAAAATCGTAATGAATATATCCAACCCCTGTGTCGGTTCCAACGGTTGTCGTATATGTCAATGACTGTTCGTTTGCGCTTATAACATGATGCCCAATCCACGACTTGCCGCCAACGGTCGCTACTGCGTCCGATCCGGTAATGGCTGTCACAAGCAACGCCCCGTATGTGGTTGCCGCTGTATAGTCAATTGTAGATCCGCCTGTAATTATCCCGGTGTCACTTACGATCCCAGCGGTCGTTAAGAGAACAATATCCCTAAAGCCGTCGGCGTCGCCGTTTGTTCCGCTGGACAATAAACCAACCTCGATTGACTCTGCACTATCAACGGTGACGACTTCAATCTGAACATCAACGATTTTAGTGTCGTAATCAAAATCAATACCGGTATCGATCTCTGTCGCTGATCCCGCTGCGGCTGTAAACCAAATCAGTCCATGATGAATAATGCCGGGCCGTTCGTCAATAACGATTGTGTGCTGCCATTTATCAAAATTTTCAACAAATGCAGTATATCCGCCAGCGGTATCAGTAACGATCAAATCAACATAACGATCATTAGTTTCACCTGGATCTACTCTAAATCGAACTCTATCATTACAAACCGTATTGCTTGCAAAGTTCGTTGTGGTCACTGGATTTGTTAAACTTGTGGATCCGCCAAAATAGGTTAAAGTTTCAATTGTGTCTGAATCAGCTTGAAGAACCTGAAAGGTGATTCCGCTGGTTACCCTGGTCAATTTCATGGTTCCGTCAGCGTTCATGCCTCCGTCCCAGGTATAAACCTCCGCCGACATATCGGAATATGCGGCAAAAGCCTGTCCTGCCGAAAACAGCATAAAAATTGTCAATGTTAATATTGTAAATAGTTTAAATTTTCTCATGGTAAAAAACTCCTTTTTTAAAGTTAATTTCCTAAAAGGCTGCCAGCCGCATTTTGCACCTTGGTTAAAATCGCCGCCGTGTACCATAAAGCCTCGTAGTTTACGTCAGTAACGCCGGTTCCAAGGTCAAGGGCTTCGGTTAAGGTTTCAATCGCATTTATGGCATTATAAAGCCATTCGATTAATTCCTTTTCATTCCAGAACCCGCCAGGTCTAAAAGTAAAAACATTTCCGTTTCCGTAAATGTTACCCTGACCATCCTCGGCCTTATGTAAAAAAAGCGCTGTGTAGCTGTTGGCCTCAAAAGTTGTTTCTGTGATTCCCGCATCCGCGTCAAGCTGCTCGGTAAGCGTTTCAAAGGCATTCATAAATTCAGTTAAAAACCTTATTCCCGCATTATCGTCAATGCCTGTTGGCTTAATTACATATTCGCCCGCTGTTCCGGCCCTATTGTCTTTGGAGTCGTAAAAAAACCCCTTGATAATGGCCGTGATAGCGTTTGCCTCGTAATCTGTGTCTGTAACGCCAGCGTCTGCATCAAGTTTTGCAGCTATGCCCGTCAGCGCCGCGACAAGCTGATAAGCAAGATCAACAAAATGGCCTTGCGTCAACCCGCCTGGTTTAATGTCCGGGTGTATGTTTCCCATAGTATTAACCCCGCTTATTAAATATTGTTATAAATCTGCTGCTGTCGATTCCTGGTCCGTATCAAATTTCTTTGCCAGGGCATCGGCTTCATTTTGTCTTTGATAAATCATTCTAAAAACATCACGCAACTTTCGTTCTTGCCCCCAATCTAAAAGCTGATAATGGTTATTTACTTTAATATTACCACTTTGCGGGTCCATTGCAAAACAAAGCTGCGCTCTTATGGATGGATCTGGACAAAAAGCAAAACGCATAACCATGCCGTCAGACAATTCTAGTTTTCTATCAAAAACGACATTGTAATTCTTTCCGCCCTGCTCATAATTTACCAGGGCGATATTGTGATGCGTTTCAAGATTAACAATCTTCTCTTTTTTAGTGGCTCGGTCAAGTATAGAAATACCTTTATTGCTTGGGTCTTGATAAACATCAAACCCAGGATGCAAGCCAACAATGTGCGTTTCTATGACTTCTTGAATATAAGGCTTATCCCTAAACTTATCGTTTGGGTCAGGGATAATCATTACATTTGATTTCTTTTCCGGGTATCCCTCAAACGGATGCGGAACCCTGGCCGCCGACGGAGCAACATTTTTAAAATCCGCCAGCGTTAGCTTCCGAATATCCAAGCCCTTTGAGTCGTCATGCTCCTGCTGGCTTTTCTTGTCTTTAGCCTTTTTATCTACCGGATCACTCTTAATCTTTTTGCCAAAATCTTTGTTGTCTGCCATTTTTAAGCTCCCCACTTAAAAGCCCCGTGGTCAAGCTTCCGGGAAGGGTGCGGGAAAACACCCTTATCACCTCAAGCGCGCGGCCATCGGCTATCCCGGAAACAAGCTATTGCTAGTTGCTGGTTCTGTAAACAGAAACACCAACAACGCCATTGTCAGCGCTGTTAAATACTGATTTACTCACGCCATAAATAGAACCTATGCAAAACCCGGCTTTGTTACCAAAGTCAAAACTTTTTTCGTTCCATGATTTCTTTTTTGCATAAGCTATTCCGCCGGACCCAACGCCCATAAAAAGGCCCGTTGCGCCGTTAAGATCGGCCCCTGATCCAAAAGTCGTCGAAATAGATACGCGGCTATGCTTGTAAATCATTGTATCCGCGCTCATACCCTCTGCGCCCGTAAAAATAGGATTGTTTTTGCCGCGGGCTTGTGCTTCTCGCTGCGCCTGTGACCATGCCGAATCTCTGGTTGTCAGGTCAAAAGACATATCCGGGCTTATAACACAAGCAAAATGCCGGTCCCCATCAATCTTTTTACCTATGATTTTCGGTGTGGCTTTGTCAGCGTATGCAGCACACTTGGCAAGCAAGGAAAGCTGAAAATAGTCACCAGCCTCAATAGTTGCCGTGGATGTGGCGTCGCCGCCATATATGCTTTTAGTCAATGAGCTTCCAAGCGCTGTAAAAATATCCTGGTCAATAGTGTCGGCCATCCATCTTTTGAGTAGCCGTTTCGCCCATTTCCGCAAATGCTTATCGCTTGGGTATCGGTCGGATAGCTTACCTTGAGTCCTTACGGCGTTTCGCTTTTGATTAATATCAATAGTGTCGTCGTAAACATCCGGGACTTCCTCGTTACCCTCCATCGTGTTGTCGCCCGGTACACCGGCGCCGGATAGGTTGCGGATCTGCCCATAAGTCAATCTATACCCTTGGTTTACCGATAAGTCAGGAAATTCGACAATTATATCGTTTTCTTCGTCCGGTCCAATGAATCCTTTTGAATAAAAGTAAGATTCCGTTTTTGCCTCTATCCACCAGCCTTTCGCCCATACCTGCTGGGTCAAGGCGTCGGATGTGGTAAATTCCCAATCTGCCATTGGTTTATCCTTTCATGTTAAACGGCAGCTTAAAGGACTTTAATCTGACCAATCAATACCTGGATACTTATCTTTGAATTTAGCCGGCGCGTTCTTTAAAAATTTACTCATGTCGGCGTCGCTCATATCATCCATTTTACTGGAAAGCTCCGCCGGGCTTAAATTTATAAAGCCATCATACCCGGCAACGCTGGAAGATCCAACCTTGCCGTCAATAGATGGTGCTGCGCTCTTAATTTTTTTAACGATCCGTTCCGCTTTATCCTTGCCAGGTGCAGATTTTCCTTGGCCCTCTTTCGCTTTGGCTGCGGCAAGTGCTAATGGTGAAACTCCTTGGATATTATAACCCTTAGACTTTCCCCATTTGTCAATTGCAGCAATCTCCGCCTCCACCTTTTCCCATTCTTCCGGTGTAAGGTCCATGACGCTATCAATGTCATGCTTTAAAATATTAATTGCATAATCTTTGGCAAACTCTAAAGTCCACGCCTCTTGTTGATTCATGGCCGAGGCGGCGGCTTCGGCTTTTTCGCGGTGAATCGTTTGTATCTGGTGTGTCCGATTGGTTTGATAAATATGCGCCACGCTCTTATTCTTCTCCCACAACTCGTTTAATGTCATGCCGTTGTATTGGGCATATGCTCCCGTCCCACCCTCAATAATTTCATTTGGCAGGTTTGCGATTTCCGCTGCAACGGGGTCAAGCTCTTGGGCTGGTTGCGCTGGCGCTGGTCCTCCTTGCTGTCGTAATTGTTCGTTTTCGCGTCTTAAATCTTCGCGCTCTTTGACAATCTCGTCCACGCGTGCTTGTGGGACAAGGTTGTCGCCATTGTCCGGTTCGGGCTCACCCTCTGGCGGTTTGTTTTCCTCGTCAGAGCCAGCGTCAAGGTTGTCAATATCCTCGTCGTCAAGTTTGTCCTCATCGGTGTCCTCTGGCGCTCCCTCGTCATTTCCAGATTCCCCGGCATTGTCGTTATTGGTCAGGTCTGCAACGTCATCAAGCTCACCCAAAATGGCGAGGTCTTCATCCGTCAGGACGCTATCGTCATCAATAGGACCCTTTGCGCAATACCAACCTAAACTTTCATATTTTCCCATTTTAAATCCTTTCGCATGGCGTTTACGGACCGCCAAGACGTCCAGCATAACATTTAAGGCTGTTAAGTTGCCTTTTTTGGTCTTGCTATAAGCGTTATTAAAATAGATCCCGATACATCAAAGCCCTGCGGCAAAACGTCGTCCGGGAATATTTTCTTATCAATTGTAAATTTGTCAAATCCCAAGAGTGCTGGCGATGGATTTTCAGTGCTAGGATTCTCGACAAGTTTAAATATGAGTTTTTCATCATTCATGCTTTGGCATACAAGCTGGCCGGTTATTTCTTTGCCGTACTCAATCCTATCATCCTTGCCATCACCTACCATTTCCACTTCGGCCTCAACCGTTTCGTCTGCCACTTCATCGGTCAGAGTATTGTCGGGCTTAATTTTTTCGTCCCGTGCCTCCGCATCAGCTTTTGCAAGCGCGTCGTCCGCTGCTTCCTTAGCTTCCTTGTTTTGTTTTCCCATGCTGTCCTCCGTTAATTTTATTTATTCCCAAGGGCGGCTTTAGCCTGTTTTTCAAGCGCGCCCTGCTGCGCTGCCTCAACCGCTGCTTTCATCCTTTGAATTATCTTATCAGCGCCAACGTCATCAGAATATTCAAGCGCTGCTGGCTGGTCCCACAATCCAATTTTAAACATTTCCATAGCCATTGACATTTTTGCAATCCTATTTGTAGGCATTGAAGAACCGGCAATGATTTTAATGTCAATATCCATAATGGTTATGTCCGGTTCGCTACCGTCTTCCGGTGAAAGCTTATCAAGCGCCGCTTTCCATTTGGCTGAAATCTCGGCTTTTTGTTTTGCTTCTTGCTGCTCATCTTCCTCCTCGCTCGGTTGATACGGCCCGTCTGGTGTCCATGTTTGCATTTCATCCTGCTCAATAAGCCGCTCGAATTGGTACCTGTCCCAATGTTTAAGAATCAATGCCACAATCACCCTGGATACGCGAACCATGGCCCCCTCTAAACGTCTCAAAAAAGGCTTTGTCATCATGCCGCCCATGTCTTGCAAAGCCAGCACGGTTCGGCCAGCCATATTGGTTTGGCCCGGCGGCATTTTTCCCATCATTACATCGTGCAAATCGTATTGATCTTGAATATCCTTATCACTCATTTCCTCGGACATGGCGAATTTGCCAGCGTCCATGGCTCCACTCTGCATCCTGGTGGGCGGAATCGGAACATTTTTACTTACCTTTGCCACGGCGCCAGCAGTTCCGGGCGGCTTTGTCCATTGTATGCCTTGAGCTGATTCAACAATCGGCGCGTTTGCTGCATTTGCAATCAAATGATTAAATTGCGCTCGACGCTTATTCTTTTCGATATTCATCGGCAATGCGTGAAAGGTCGGACAAGTACCATATGCGTTTCGTGATCTATTGTGCCGGATCATAACTATTGCGGTAATTGGGTTTCCGTCACCGTCTATTCCGTGCGGATCTTTCGTTTCACTTATAAGTTTTCGGCCTACAATAATTCGCAAATAGCGCTTTTCAAGGGTTCTTTTCCATGTCTCAGCCGGGCTTCGTTTATCTTTCGGGTTGCTGGGATCTGGTAAGTTTTCCGGGTCAGCGTTCCAAGCTTTTATGAATCCCTTTGGGTCAACCTTTACCTTTTCGCCGTTCTCGTCCTCATCCTCGCTATCAGGAATTTTATTTGACACAGGCTTACCCGCCTCATCAAAATAAACATACCAATCTTCTATAACCGTTTTAAGCATCCAGGCTTCAATTTCCCAAATATCTTTTTGCTCTGCTACTCCTGGCCCCAGGGATTCATGGTCGTCTTGCTCTGTGTAATTATCGGCGCCTGTTACTCCGGTTGACTTGCCGGTGTCGTCAACATCAGATCCAAGCGGGCCGAATTTTAAATCTTCGTCGGTCACATCGTACTTGTCTTTGAGATATGTTCGCGGTCGTAGCTTCGCTTTTATAATATGTGTGTCAGATAAGTCTTGTTTCCTGCTTTCCTGATCAATAAAAATATCATCGCTCGGCGTTTCCTCAAACTCGATACGGCCAAACGGTCCTTTATTAGGGTTTAGCTTAACATCTATAAACCCCAAAGCTGCTATTTTAGACGACTCGACAAAGTCATGTACGACATCTGTTCCGTCGTTTTTATCCCAAACAACATTATGCGCTCTATTTAACAGCTCTGCTAAATAAAGATCCCCGGACCCGACGGGCATCATTTTCGACTCTGGCCGCTTATCTGTTACCAGCGCGGTAGAACCCTGTACGCCCTTTGTAAGCTTATTAATAACGCGCGGCTCCTGGCCCTCCTTTTCCATGGCCTTAGTTTCTTTATCGCTAAACATTATATCATCTGCAACAGCGTCCCAGCATTTTTCCATTTTCGCCAGCCAAGCGACTCTTTTATCTCCCGACTTGTATAGATGCAAATACTCGTAGGTTTCCCGCACTCGCGGGTCAAGGTCTTTGGCAGCCTTGATCGCCACAAGATCGATAGTTGTTTCAACTTCGCCTGTTCTTACTTTATCAGCCATTATCAACCTTTCCTTGAAGTATAAGGCTTAGCGTATCTGATTCTAAGCCGCCTGGATTTACTATGGTATGTAATTATTATCCGGTTAAAAAACAGGAACCCTGTGGCAAAGCCAAAGTCAAGGCTTATCCTTTGTATCCGAAAATTTTTGGCAGACAATTCATGGAGCCAATGTTTAAGCATATAATACAATTTATGTTCACAATAAAATATCATTTTTACCATTCATCCCCCTAATGAACCGTCGTGTTATTCGGTAAGCGCTGCCGTGGTTGCCGCTCAGTTAAAACGTCCGGGATAAAATGTTGCTCAATAATCATCATATGTCTGCTTAGAATGTTTTTCTTCCCATCCGGGCGTTTATATTGTTCGCCTGGCGAATAAATCTTAATGCGCCCGGTCAGGCGGTCTGTCAAAGTCGCCATAACTGCAGTTATTATTTTTTGATATTCGAGTTCTGGTATCTCGGAAATTGGCTGATCCTCGTATAAAATAAATGCCGTTCTGATCATATAGGTTTTACCGGGCATTTCATGCATTTTATAACTAATTTCAAAGCCATGATATAAAATAGGCTCTGGATCTTGGGATGCTGGCTTATAAATACCATTAGGCCCGCGCTGCATAATCTTTGGCCGCGAATTAGAGTGATCAACAAAATGTCGGTAGGCTATCAGCCTATCCATTAAAACCTTATCTGGATCAATAGTTGATTCGCCTCTGGCAACATCTGAAAGGTTATCGTTCTTTTCCATTTTTTTCTTTCCCTTTTTTTGAACACTTAAACGGGTCGGGATGTTTTATCCCGCACACCTGGCATTTTAGCGTTATCGGTAATAACGAACCGCACTTTTTACAAATAAATTGCATTAATCCTCACCTTTCCGCTTTCTTTTTTTTAAATTGGTTCGTACCTAGCAATGACAGCCCCGTTTGTCCCCGATATAACCAACCATAACCCGATTGCGAACTGGACACCGGAACAATCGATATGTATAGATTCGGGATTAACAGAGGTTTTAAGACGCGCCTTGCATAACTCAGTCCCACCCTCACCATCCAAAATAGCAGCGTTTACCGCGTTTGAGCCATCAGCGATAACATCAACACTATGAAGCTTGCCGCTTCCGGCATAAATTGCCGCTGCCGTAGTCGTTACCAGCCCGGACGATATAATATTAGCCATTATTTATTCTCCCTTTTGTATTTTTTTTAGCCATCCTGATACTGGCTCTTTTGTTTTTATTGGACGCCCGCCAAGCCACTCGCTCGCTATAACGGTTAATCCGCCAGCGATTACACAATCGCCAAGGGCGCCGTCTTCCGGTCCAAGCCGTCTACTGCCCTCTGTTTGAATCCATGTTGAACTTTCATCGAACAGATATGGACAATAAAACCCGCCTGACGTTGTGCTGTACCAATTCCGTAACGCTTCTGATAGATCATGCTTTTTCTGATCCGTTTCACCCCAGCCTAATTTTTTGGTCAAAGGAGTTCCGATTTTGCCTTGAATCGTTTCAATATATTGTTCAGCGCCCATTTCATTGAGTATTTGCACCACGGTAAGCCCCGCACCCGTGCGCTCGACGCATAGTAGCGCATTATCATAATACCTGGATAAATTAAAAAGTATCTCAGCCCATTTATGTGCCGGTATTCTGTTGGACCTGACCCGGCAAATAATCTCGTCAAGCAGCCGGTCAAGAACATAGCCAACGCTGTACGACAATCCTAAACCCTCTGAAACGTCCGATCCAATGGCATATCGATTAATCCATGGCAGCCCGTCGTAGCCATCAATTTGGTTATAAGGATAACGCCAAACCTCAACAGGGCCTTTGCTATCATCCGTATTTAAAATAATCTCGCCGATATTATCCTCAAACAAAGACCCGATATGGCCATCAGCCTCGCTATTTTCATGTTTGGCCAAAGACAGCCCGAAATAAGAGCCTGAAACGGCGCTGATTGCCTCTGTCTCGGTCGCTGGATAATGCCAGCTTACATCTTGCGGGTCCATGCCATCGTTGATCTGGCGCTTAATAAAGTCCGCTGGGCGCTTTGGATGAGCCCGCCACGAAAGGAAAACACGTTTGAACGTATTGAGGCCAAGCATGGACGCCTTGTAAATACCCCTGGTAAAAAACCAACCAACCCCATCTTTGATTGAGTTGGAAATCATAATGATGCGACCGCCGCCCGCATCAATGCCCGGCTTAGAGGACGCAAATATGGATCTGATATGTCTATTTCTTGCTGTTTCGTCCAGGATTAGAAGCGTCGGGGTCTTGCTTTGTGCTCCCTCCTCGGTAGTTGTGAGGCTTTTAATGTCTGAGTATAGATTCTCGCCACAGTCAAAACGCAGCATTTGATTGTTTTCTATTAATATCGGTGGGACCATCCATGGCGGAAGTCGAACCATGATAAATTTAACACGGTCTAAAAACTCAATAGCCCACTCCTCCTTGGCTGAAATACACACGGTAAGCTGTAAACTTTTAGTTATTGAAAGCCATAGGGCCAAGGCCGCACACAACCATGTCAAACCAAGTTGGCGGGCTTTGATCATTATAAGCAATACTACATATAGTAAGTCGGGTAAGATTCTTTTTTGTTCGGGCCACAACTTGAAAGGAATTGCAATACCTGATTCCTTATCCTCAATATAAACATATTTATCTAGGAAATACGAAAAGGACTCCATAACCTTGAAACACTCGTTATAGATATGTTGCTCGTCATTTCTTTGAGGATTTCCCACTTTTTTGACTCCTCAATGCCATCTGTGCAAACTTCATTGCGTTTTCGGTTGGGTCAATCTTTAAACCTAAATGTTTTTCATCCCGCCAGCCATAATTGTTTTTTAAGTTGAATATAGGCCCTGCCACATTAGAGCCGAATAGCCGTTCTTCAACGTCAAGCTGGCATCTTAACTTAGCTCTTTTTATAGTGTCAGAAAACTTATTGAATTTCTTATTGTTTTTTTCGTAGTCAAGGAGTGTTTCGCGCGTGGTATTTAAAAAGAAAGCAAGCCCTGTAATTGTAAATGGCTTCCCATATGCCAAGGCCAACTCAAAATATTCATCTATAATCTTTTCTAGCTGGTCAGGGGTTAAGTTCTCAAATTTAGCCGGTCTTGCCATGCTTAGCCCTCCGGCCATTCAATAACATTTATATTTTTCATGCAGTTCATAGAAATATTGCTCCCCATCATTAAAATTGGGCGGGTACCAATCGTGCTTGGCCAAGAACTCAAACATGCGTAAATCACATTCACGCCAAAAAGCCCTATTGCGTCGCCGCCTGATATATTCAATCAACATCAAAAATCTCGTCCTTGTGCAATTGTTCCAGTTGGCTCATGGCGCGTTTAGCCGGTCCATAGAGCCCTTTAGACTTTCCGCCCCGGTACGGTTTAATTTTACGTTGCCTTGGCGATAGTGGTTGCGGAGCTGGTTTTTTTATTGGCCTGTTTTTTTTTGCTGGCATAATATCCTCGTTGTTTTTAGGCCGATAGCCTTGAGTGACTACCGGCCCATAAGGAGAAAAGAAATGAATACCGGGTGGTCAGCCCGGACAGGTAAATTATATTATCAAGGATTGTTTTTTTAATGTCAAGTGAAATCGCAATATGTGGGATTTTTGGTGGGTAAGCACACAAGTTAATGGTTAAGTTAAGCGGTTATATGTTGTGATTTTTTCATAACTTAACCCCCTTTTTTAAATGATAAATAACCGTTGAATGTGTCCGGTTAATCAAAAGCCCTATCTCCTCCATGGTGAGCCCAAGCTCATTTCTCACACGGCACACTATCTCACGCCGGGCAAGGACGGTTTTTTTCTTACGGCTTAAACTCAATATCTGCCATACAGTTGTTTTATATTTCACACTGACAGATCGTCGAATTTTAATAGCTCTGTCAAACTCCATTTTTATATTATCCCCTTTTCTTTTGCTAACCATTCCGGGATTGTAAATTTACAGTCATTACCTTTCACGCGCTTTTTTTCAAGCTGGCTTTTAGGTAGCCATATTTCATTCGCTCCGTCAAATACCAAATAGGCCCGTTCTGTTTCTTTTTTTATCTCCCCGTAAAATTCTATTGATTCCTTATCCACTTTCAATACCCCCTTTCCATATTATTTTTTCATTTTTATATGTTGCGTTTGGGTATAACGCTTTAATATTAATTATATCGTATTCAACAGGGCTTCCCATGGCCGCCGCTAAGTTCGGAAAAAATCTTTCCTTGACAGCATCCCACCAAGTAGATGGCTTCTTAAACCTTGCAATATTTTCAGTTAATATACTTATGGCCGCGGTTGCGCCAAGCTTATTGCCATAATCAAATACCTTATGCTCAATTTTTATATTCTCAAGGCACGAATAATCATAATCCTTAAACTGTCCAAGCGCAATGGCTCCATTGCGCCACAAAATAAACCCAAGGGATTCTTTTTTTACTTTCATAAATTTCCATTCAGCCATTTCAATACTCCTTTTCAACTTTTTTAATGTCAATATCAAGCTGGATCATTTCTTGCCGTACGCGTTCAGCCTCTTTTTGCTCATGCCAAATTATACGATTTTGAATAAAACAAAAAATAAACACCCATAGCGCCATCCACACGATAAGGCTGGCTAACTTTCTTTTATCCATATCTGCCCCTTATACCCCCACAATTTATACAGGCTACCGTAATGGAATATAACTTGATCCTGCTTAAAAACTGCATCCTCGATAGCTTTTAACATATTACTTAAATCCGGCTTGACCTCATGCGGTTGTTGAAAATATTCAGCCTTCTTTTTATCGCTCCACGACTCAGGCATTGGCCGGACGAACACAAAGCTTGTTCCATAAGGCTTAAAGGTTATTCTTTCCAATGCGCATTGATTTTTAAACGCCCGCCACATCACAACGGGAGCCCTTGGTGGGTTTAACCATTTATCCCGCTGTGTCATGGTCGGCTTACCTACAGGGGTTATATTGTAAACCCTATATTCTACTGGATCTGGCTTAATCATTTTTTATTCGCGATTTTATTTATTAATCCATCAATCTGCTTATTACCAACCCAACCCAATTCTTTACCGAACTCAGAACTTTGAATTGATATATAACGCTCTTTAAATTCCTTGATGAAAAATACCTCATTTTTTTCAAGCAGGGTTTTCCGCAGCTTTGAAACTTCCCAGCGGCCCTGCATTAGATGTTTTGTAATTGGGTCCTCAAAATCCATTACACCGCCCGTAACCATTCGCAAAGCTATTTCCGCCTGTTCTGCTGCCTTTTGCTCTACCTTTCCCTTTATTGCGCTTATAAACTCCGCTGGTGTTGGCATATTGCTATAAACCCTCGTTTCAAGTAGGTACTCAATGGCTTTTTCGACTTGTTCGGCTGTAAAACCGTTTTTATTAAATATTGAATAATACACTTTTAATGCCGTTGTGGTCAATTCCCGGCTATATATTTCCGCCATTGCTCCAAGTGCTAAACCCCATCTTTTTTCTTTTTCCATAATTTTATTTCAGATAACGGTTGAAGTCAGGCGCAAACTTGCGAAGTCGGCTACACTGACAGGTTATACGGCCTTTGCTAATTCATTAATTTTTTCGTTAAGCGTGCTAATCAAACTCAATAATGGTTGATAAACTTCCGCAGCTATATCGTTAGCCTGATCGTCAGTAAATGAAGTATGTTTCAGGTCGTTTGCTAATTCAACAGGCGTTGATAGACAATTAATAGCTAATTCGGTGTTGCATTTTTGACAACCATCGCCGTCAAGCTTGTCGGTCATATTGCAATTACATTTAAAATCCATAAGTTTCTCCAATGTCCGTATAACGGTTAAGCTGAATCACCAGTTGTACCGGTTGATTCCAGTGATTTGTTATGAGGTTCTGGGTTAATTTTAAACTCACCACACCAATCATGATGTTTAACGTTCGGGAATTTTTGGTTGCTCCAACCTTCACCACATCCATGTAATATTCTTGGTGCATACCTTCTACACTCAAACTCATATTCAGTCGTTAAACCACTATCTATTTTATTTACATTGAAAAACATACAATTCTCGCATATTTTTTCCATAAGAATCCTCATAACGGTTAAAATCAGAAGCGCATTTGTTTTGCGTCTTTCTGAATTAGGTTGTTAGTGATCATCGGATAATCTTTATTAACGTCTATTAAAAACTCCTTCATATAGATTCTTAGTTCGTCTAATTCAGATTTTGATGCTTCTTTATCAAGAAAGGTAACTTTTGAAATACATGCGTCCATACTATCTCTTAATTCTTTTGCGGAAAATTGAGTAACACCACATACCTCAAAAATAGCAGTATCCCTATTTTCAATTTCTTCTTTAGGATGAACGCACCAAAAAGTGTACCAATGACCACTCCCCCTACTTCCCTGTTTACTATAACTCATTTTTATATCTCCCTGGATGTATCACTAACGGTTAAATCAGGAGCTTTCTTTAGACTCCTGAATTGTTTGGTTATCTGTTATTTGATAAATTGATGCATGATTAAATATATTTGATTTTATTTCTTTTAAATTTAACAATAAAATCAACCTTAATGCGTCATCTTTTCTTATTTTAACCTTTAAAGCCACGCATCTTTTATTCCTAATTCGTATTAGTTGAAACTCGTCATGCCACTTAGAAATAAAGCACTTTGTAGTAAAATACTTTACCGCTTTATTTATATCAATGCGACACTCACCTGTTTCTTTAAATTCAATTATTGATTTATTTAGTGTCATTATTTAATCTCAGCTATACAGATAACGTTTAAATCACCGGAGTCACTTCCGGTGCATTGATTTGTTAGAAGGGGCGGGTTTGTCTATAATAGCCCAATCTGGCCCCCAAAACTTACATTTTACCCCGCCTGGAATTTGCGTTCCTCTCCATTTAATAGCGTTCTTGTTGCTACACCACCACGAGATTTTTGCTATTAAAAATTTACAGTCGTAACAACTCCGCGTTTCAAAAGGGCCAAGTGTTTGAAAGGTAGAGCTATCTAGGTTTTGCAACCTGTGGCCTGTATATTCATCTGTATATAATTTACTATACATAAAGCCTCCTTCTAATGCTACGCTCGCCTGCCGCGTTAGCGGTCTGGCGCAGCTAAAGTTAAATGTTTTTATTGCAATGAGTCATTAATTGCCTTTAAATTTTTTTGCGTTATGCTCGGTTTTCCCTTATTTCTTTTTTCATCCATCCTATTCCATGATAAAATGACAGCATAATGGCTGTTATATTTTGCGGCCTTTTTCGGGAATTTCTCAATATACTGTGAAAGGTCTTCTATTTTCTGTGTCCAATCGTTAGAGAACTTATTTTTTAATTTTAATAAATCATCTTCTTTAATCTTCACATTTTCAAATTCGCCCAGGTTCGGCGTAATATATATATTGTCTTTTGTAGTATTGTCTTTTGTGGGTACCTTTTTGGGCAACGACGGATTACCTTTTTTGGCAATCATTACCTTTTTTGGCAATAAATTCCATGAGTGATAATTTTTATTAATACAATAACTTGACCCTTTTTTATTGCCTTTTTTGGCAATTATTAAATTCTTTAAAATTAAACACTTTAAAGCCCTTATTATATGGGGTTTATTTATACCTGTTGCATCATAAAACTGTGATAATGCTATATAATCCCATTTTTTATTAAAGCCGTATGTTTTCCGAATAATAACATCAAGGCATTGCCTTTGTTCGCCAGGGATTCTTGACGCTGCCAATGCGTCAAAGAGTTCATTGGCTATCTTGGTATATCCATTTTCGACTTGTGGGCTGGCCATTAATCACGCCCCTTTATCTCAAAACCATGCTTACATTTCAAATTTCTAACCGTTTGAACAGAGCAACCAAGATACAATGCCAGCTCTGTCTCCGATAATTGTTTTAATTGACTGTTTGAAATCGCCCGGATTTTTTCAATAAGAAATGGTTTTGTGTGACCACCTGGGCGTTGAATATTAAAACCCGCGGCCTTTAATCGCTTATAAACAATAGAGCTGTGTATGCCTAATAGATCAGCCGCCCTATTGCCGCTTTTATTTGTTTGCTGATATGCGTCAATAAAAACATCGGTAACACATTTAAAACTTGTTCCATACCGATCGTTATATCCCCTTCTTAAAGCCTCGTAGTCTATTCTGAACATAACCTTTCCCCTTTGACCGTATTGCAAGCATTTCCATAAAAATAGACCCTGGAATATTAACATACCCATTTTCATACTTACTTACATCGTTTGGGGTTTTCCCAAGGATATAGGCGAGCTCATACTGCTTTAATCCGGCATACTTGCGTATAGCTCTTACAAGATCACCCTGATCTTTAAAACACCCTTTTTCGCCGGATTTCAGCTTTCTTAGCTTCTTCCTAAGAAACATATAACCTCCTTTTATTATTTATTTTATACAACACTTACATCTTAACAATGCCCTTGTCAAGATTATTTTTTATTATTTTGTTGTTTTTTTTTCTTGACACGCAATATTATAACATATATTATTCCCTAAACTCATTAATTTTAAATAAAAGGAGAAAGGTCATGGGTCAAACTATTTTGCAAGAAAGCACCGTCAGAGAGCCAGATTGTTTTGATTGCGAGTTTTTCCATAATTCGCAATGCGACATAAACGACAATCCCTGTTTTTTTAAGCCTATCTCAATAAAGGATTGCTTTGCTGATTCAAAACCCAAGGAGGATTAAGGAACATGGAAAAGCTTAAAGGATTACACAAAAAGATGATTGGAAATGTTTACTCGGAAACCATTGAGCTGCTAAATGCTATTGATAGCGCCTTAGGACATGGCGATTTAAGCTACAACAAGCAAAATGCGGCATTGCCCGTTAATCATCCAGAAATTGAAGCCGACCCGGTTGCAGAATACAGAAGCGCCGTAAACGATATTCTTTCAAACCTATCCGAAATTCGGTTTTGCGGTGAAGAAATAGGCTTAAATGACGCCCCGGAGCCAGAAGATGACCGAACACAAAGCGAAAAGGTTATTGACGCAGTACACAAGGGTTTGGCGCGTAGCGGGATTAAATTTAAAATAGGGAGGTGTGATTATGATAGACAAAATTAATTCAGACGTAAGGATTGCGAATATTGCAAATATAGCCATGTGTTTAATAACTCTTGTTCTTATTGTTTTGTTTATACTGTTTCACGATTGTAAGGATGCCCGCGTTGATAAAATGTTAACCGTACAGAAAAAGCTTAGTAAAAGGGTTATTGATAATTCAATAGATATAAATAATTTAAAATATTTTGATGGTAAATACACATATCAGCTTACAATGGATGGCGGGAAATCTGTTGAATTGAAGGTTGATGGAGTCACAACACAAGAAGTTGTTCGTGCCCTGCTTAAAAAAGATGGCCTTAAGGTTGTCCGAAATACCGAAAGTATTGAGATTGTGGAAAAGAGGGAGGCTTCAAAATGAAAAATTATTTAAAAGCCGAGGTTAAGCCTGGCAATTTCAAAATGAATGGATCTGTCTATGCTCAAATACCAGCCCTATCCTTTTCCAGCATTAAGGAGCTAGATAAGAGTCCGGCCAATTTTGTGTATACTCAAAACAATCCAAGAAAACAAACACCGGCAATGCTAAAAGGGATAGCAGTACATACCGCTGTTTTAGAGCCGGACGTTTTTAGAAAAAGGGCAATGGTTTGGAGTGGTGGCACAAAACGAGGCGCGTTGTGGGATGCATGGAAAGCGAAGAGTGGCCCGGATGCTATTATTTTATCTCAGGTAGAAAGTGACGAGCTTAATCAAATCATAGACGCCGTGCATTCTCACCCGGTCGCCGGGCCCCTTGTGGCAACCGGATCGGCTGAAAGGTCTTTAATTTGGAAAGATGAAGGCCGGTCTTTTTACTGCAAAACAAAGCCGGATTTGCTCAGAAAGGATATTAAAATAATTGTTGAGCTTAAAACCGCTGCAGATATATCACCGGACGCTTTTTCAAGGGCTATTTACACTTTTAAATATCACTGGCAAGCAGCCTACCATATCCATGGGGCCAATGTGGTACAAAGCAAGGTGCGCTATCAGGACCTTGTTTTTATCGCTGTAGAAACGAACCCGCCGTATAATGTTGCGGTTTATGAGGCCGACCCGGTAATGATAGACGATGGCCGTAATGCAATGCGTCCCATATTTGATCTATTTGAAAGCTGTTTAAAAGATGATACATGGCCGATTCCTTACGACAAAGTACAAACTATATCATTGCCGCCTTGGGCGCGGTAACGGAGGGTTAAAATGTATTTATTTTTAGGGATACTAACAATTATACACGCGCTGGTAATTTTTATTGCTGACGTTTATCAGGGTGGGGCTGCCTTGGGAATGCTTAGCTCAGGGGTACTGCTTTTAATAGCTCATTATGAAATTAAAAACACAAGATAAAGGAAAAAACAAATGAATAATACACCAGCGGTACAGGATCCAATAAAATCTTTATTGGCAAACAATATCAAAGCGGTCACATCTGTATTGCCAAAGCACTTAACGCCCGAAAGAATCATGCGGATTGCTTTGACCGCGATAAACAAGGTTCCCAAGTTGCGGGAGTGTACCCAGGCGTCAATATTAAATTGCGTCGTTGAAGCGTCACAGCTTGGCCTTGAAGTTGGCGGACCACTGGATCATGCTCACCTGATCCCGTTCAAGCTGAAAAATTCTGGTATGGTTTGCCAGCTTTTAATCGGGTACCAGGGATATATTGAGCTGGCATACAGAAGCCCCAGGGTGAGCCATATATCAGCGCATCCGGTCCACGCCGGGGATAAGTTTGTTTATCAGTATGGAACCCAGCCGACCATATCACACGCGCCTTTACAGGGAGCCATGGGCGTCGTTGTTGTGCCTAAAGAGTCAACAAACAGCAAAGATGTTGACAAGGCGGCCAGGGAGCTAATCGCCGCTTATGCCGTCGTCCACTACACAAACGGAAATGTCGATTTTGAGGTGGTGGATAAAAGGGTTGCTGAAATTTCAAAAAAAAGATCCTCCGCCGGCATTAAAAAAGACTCACCATGGAATCAGCCGGATCTTGTGCATACTATGTGGATGAAAACAGCTATCAGGACCCTACGAAAAAGGATCCCACAAAGCCCGGAGCTTCAAAGGGCTGCACAGATAGAATCAGCGCTTGAATCCGGCGTTGTCACGGACCTTGGGCATTTGATTGATGCAGCGGGGAACAAGGTTGACATAGCAGAGCCGCCCAAAAACAATGCAAATGCGGCTTTGACGAATAAAATCCAAAAAGCGTCAGACATTTCACCGCCGGTCGAAATCACAGAGGAAATGATCGAGGCTGAGATCGACGGAGAAAATAAGGAGTTGATGCTGCAGTCTATGAAGAATTTTTCATTTAATAATATCCCAAGGAGCAAAAAAGATAGGGTTAAGTTGTGGAATGAATACCAGAAACGATTGCCTACAGAATAACGGTTTATATAAAAATAATAAGGAGAATAAAAATGAATAAAATCGAGATAGATAAGCAATTAGCAAAGATGGACAAGGCAACGGCCCTGGATCTTAAAAAACATTTTCAACCGTATCTTGACGAGCTTAATAAATATGGCGAAAAGGCCATGGCTATTAAGGTTACAAGTGTTAATCAGGTTGATGATATGCTTAAGGCAAGAGAAATGCGTTTGCAGCTTAAAAAACTCCGCGTCGCTGTTGAAAAAACAAGAAAAGACGAAAAGGCGGAATCCTTACGCAAAGGCCAGATGGTTGATTCAATCGGCAATTTGGTTAAGGATCAGATTAAGCCACTTGAACAATATTTACAGTTGCAAGAGGACTTTATTAAGATCAAAGAAGAAAAGCGCAAGGCGAAGCTTGAAGGAAAGCGGCTGAAAGAGCTTGATAAATATAATATGGAAAATGACGACCTGTCAGAGCTTTACGACTTGGCGAATATGACCAACGAGGTTTATGCATCTGTACTGAAGCAATATAAAAATAATTTTGAATGGGCTGAAAAAGAGGCGAAGCAAGCAGAGACAGACCGGATTGCCAAAGAAAAAGCCGAGGCAGACGAGCGCGCGGCGGTTGCTACCGAAAATGAACGCCTTAAGGTTGAGTTTAAAAAGCGCGAAGCGGCGATGGCGGCAGAGCGTAAGCGAAACGAAAAAAAGCTTGAAGCGGAGCGCAAGAAATTGAACGATGAAAAAATTGCCAGGGAAAAGGCCGAGGCTGAACTACAGGCCAAAGAGGACGCGGAGGCCAAGGAAAAGGCCGACGCTACAGCAAGGGAAAAAGCGCTTGCGCTGGGGCCGGATAAAGAGAAGTTGGAAAGGCTTGCACAAAAGCTTGCAGTGTTTGAATTGCCAACTTTAAAGGAGGAGGCGGCCAAAAACATAGCCCTTGAGGTTTCAAGGCAATTAGATGGCATTTGCGCTTATATTAGACAGGAGGTTATAGGCCTATGACACCAAGGGTGTTTCAAACCAAAACAAACGACGCGGGCGATTTTGTCTTTAACCGGGCAAAGATCATCCGTGTTCTGCAATCCATGGCCGGACAACCGATTGAAATAGTTATAAGGCCTTTTGACCCGAAACGACCCCTAAATATGAACGCTTATTATTGGGGCGTTATGGTCGAAACGATCAGAAAGCATTTTTTTTATAATACCAGTAAGGAGGTTCACGAAAACCTAAAAAAAGAAAACAAGGAAATGCTTGATCCTATTTATGCAACGCCAAAACAGGCAAAAGCTTTAAAGAAAATCCTTAACTTTTTATTCAAGCCGCGTGAGATCCCAATGGGCTACACAACGGCAACATTAAGCCGATCCAGGTTTTATAATTATTGCGAATCAATTAAGGTTCAGTATGCGGAGCGTGGCTGCTACATCCCGGACCCAAATGAATGTGAGGTATAAATGAAAATATTTGACGCCATATGCAACTTGACATTGTTTATCATTTCTTGTTTATGTTTTATATTGGTATGGATAGTTTTATTTAAAGCAGTCTTTTTAATTTTTAAATGTTTTTAGGGTAATAATGTTTAACCCGCAGCCAAAAAATAAAACAGCTAGGCTGAAAGGCACACCTTTAAGGTCCGAGCAAATAAAAGCCCTTGAACGAACAGGCGCAAAATATTACAATGGTTTTAGCTGTCAGAATTGCGGCGCATGGGTGAATGGGCTTAAACCGCCGCACCATAAAAAATATAAGAGCCAAGGCGGATCTGATTGTGCGGACAATCAAAAGGGGCTTTGCGATATGTGTCATAGCGAGGATCATAATATTAAGGTAATAACTTAGAAAGTTGCATAATGCAAAATTCTTAATTTTGTCGGTATATCGAGGATATTAAGAATTAATTCGTCATATCGCTTGTTATAAGGAAAAGGCTATGAAGATTTCACGAACATGGGTTATGCCTTCAATTTGGACATTCACAATGCCTCCAGTGCAAAAGTTGTTTGAAAAGTATAATGTTGGTGCTGGTTATGCTGATCCATTTGCAGGGAAAACAAGTCCTGCTGAGTTTACAAATGATATAGAGGGCCGTGGGAATACCTCACAGTTAGACGGCCTCGAATTTTTAAAAACATTAACTGACAATTCTATGGATGGAGTTTTATTCGATCCACCATATTCTGTGGAACAATGTCTTAGGCGGTACACTCCTAAACACAATGGCACGGCTGGCAGAGCTGAATATTGGGCGAAATGCAAAGATGAAATAAATCGAATTGTGAAGGCTAATAGCCTTGTAATATCATTTTGTTGGGATAGCACAGGCATGGGGAAGGGCCGAAAGTTTGAAATAATTGAAATAATGCTTTTATGTCATGGGGCTTGCCATAACGATACAATTATAACTATAGAAAAAGCCTTATAACCAACGCATAGAGCGGACGCGGAAACTGATCCGCGCCGTTCATGCTTAATGTTATCCATATAGGAGGATTTAATGAGAACCATTATACATGAAATGGATCAATGTTTTTATATTGAATTTATGCCTGACAGCGTTGAAGATTCAAGCAAACTTGTCAGGATGGCTTTGAATTATAAGAAAGCTTCACCAACCTTATCAACCGATGCGTATGAGGATGGATCAATTCATTCTTGGGTTATATTAGATAAAAAAAATGTTTCTCAAAGCAAAGTAAATGGATAACAAATCATTGCAGCGGAAGCAAGAAAGCTCCGCTAAATTTTAACGTTATATGCCTTGTCGGCTCATGGGGAGCGCCGGATTCCCAAGGAAATATGAGGCAGAAAGGAAAGCTATCTGGGGTCGCAACTCAGGAGTGGACGCTACTGTTGCCAAATAAAGTACTTCCTATGAATTGCCATAGGGTGGGCACGAGAGGGCATATAACAAACCGTTGGAGTCAACCAAAGAGAGTGACTCAACTTAACCGTTAGGGGGATTATGAAATATAAATTGACATTATCAACTGGTATGGCTGGCAGAGTAAGTCCAGATGACAATATTACCGAGGATGAATGCCCAAGATATGGGTTTTATTGGTGGTATTATATTCCACATATTAGTAGCAACGGTGGTTTAATCTCTCACAATAAGATTGTTAATGTTTCATTTTTTTGGCTTTGTTTTTGGGTGGATTTTATTTTTTGGCCGAACCAACCCCCCTAACAAAACATTGCAGCGGATAGCAAGATCGCTACCGCTAAATTATAATGTTATGTGCCTTAACCATCAAAAAAGGAGGTTTAAAATGATTGACATTAGTAAGTTTGATAAAGCTGACGTTCTTATTTCACTTTATACAAATAGTAGACCGTTGGGTATGGGTTGGTTACATGAATCGTCAGATCCTATGACTAAGGAGGAAGCCTCTAATCTTCTCAGAGAAGGAACATATTTTGATTACCTTAAGGGTAGGGTTATGAAGGTAGATTTGTCTGGTGATAAGCTTGACCCAGGATTATATGATCGGGACAATGGTATAGGGGCAGCAGAAGCCGCAATTAATAGTATCGGCACATAACGACCAAATTCACTTAACGCCCAAAAGCGGCGCAAGTGATTATTATGTTATATTTCTAGGAGATTAAAAATGGAATGGTTAACAATAAAAACTTGGGCATATAAAATTCAAGCTAGAAAGTGTTGGCATTTATGGTTTGCATGGCATCCTGTTAAAGTTAAGAAATACCCTGATGGGGCTGTTAAATTTATTTGGTTGCAAACCGTAAAGCGTAGGGGTGAATATGAGTCACTCGGCTTATATGAATGCGGTTGGGTCTATGAATATGCTGAAATATAACCTGCCATTGCATCAGGCCGAACAAATGGCAGATGAATTATAATGTTATATTTTTTATTGTGTTTGGAAGGATGTTAAATATGAAACAAATAAATTGTGATGCCTACTTAATAAAATTCGGCGTAATTAGAAAGTTTATTGTGCGTATTTTCGGCAAAAAAACAATTGGAGTTGATATCGCAGGAATGGATGATACCGATTTTAGTGCTAAGATTACAGGGTATAGATTAAAAAATAAGTTTTATATCCAAAAAATTGAAAAAATATAACAAACCGTTGGAGTCAACCAAAGAGAGTGACTCAACTTAACCGTTATCCTGTGGAGGTAAAGCAATGAAATGGAGAACTAAAATGCGGTATGGCAAAGTGGTGGGTGCCGACATAAGGGTAGGCAAGTTCTGTATGTCTGTGCATCATTATATTGGGTGTGGCGATACTTGGTATATGTCCTGCTATGGCATTTTTAATAAAATTGAATTGGGAGAAATATCATTAAATGACGCCAAGGTAATGGCAGCGTCTAAGCTACAGTTGGAACTTGAAAAGGCTATTAAGATAATTACAGGATAACCAGCCATTAGACTCTGACGCCAATAAAGGACCGTTGGCACAGGTCAACGGCATATGTTATTTTTCAGGAGGTAAACGTGGATACAAGAGGCATATACAAGGGTCGCTGATGGCATGAAAAGGATTGACCTTCGTATAGATGTCAAAGAATCTGATTGCTAAATCTTGCGGGTTTTGTTGTGCATAAAGAACTAAACGGGACACATGCCGAAAGGTAATCCGTGGCAACACCCGCAACCGCTCAGCTCAGACATTAAATGCATAAACGGTATAACCATGAAAGCATTATTGCATATTAAGCATACAATCGAAATTAATCATGTAAAATATTACGAATGGATGTTACATATTGCATCTAATTCGTTTGGGGGTGTAATAAAATCGCATACACAATTTAACAATAGTGCAAATGCCAAAAAATCAGCGATGCGTATTGCTAAAAAAATCGGAGCAGATGTTAGAGTAACAAAATATTTTTAAAACATAACAATGAAAATACCAGCAAGAATAAACGAAGATAAAAAGCTCGAACTCTACTTGCATTTTCCATGACTTGGGTTGATTAACTTAATCATTGGAGAGCTAAAAATGAGAGAAATGGCAAAAAAAGAATTTAATACCATGTTCGATGTTTTAGAGAATCCTGATAACTATTCAAAAGTTGCAAGAATGAAATACACCAAGCTTGCAATTAAACTAATTAATCAAATGCCGGACAGCCCTATTGTTGAAGCAGATGCTAAATGTCCATGCCCACACGAAGATGTTAGAGACTGCGAATTTAAAGATAACAACAATGTATGTCATTATAAACGCACCGGTTAACTTTCAGATGAATAGTTGCATGGCTACACTGAACAATCGTAATTGCCGAACCTCCGCCATTACCTCGCCATGCAGATGCTCAAGCGACTTGCTAAATGATTTTAATCCCTTCATCCCACCAGCCAAGCGCATCCATTTCAGATCCTGGGCGCGGGCCGATAAGCTCAAATTTATCAGTTACAAATCTCTTCGGAATGGGTAGGGGTGAGGGTGCGGGTGCCCTAAAATACACACCGGCCAATAAAAGCATTTCTGAACACCATTGATTTTTTGGATCCGCAATTACTCGCTTAAACGGTTGTAAAAATACACCCAACCAATCATAGCCAGAGCCGGTATACTCCCACATTTTTTGCTCTATTTCGTGCCTGTATTTTTGGTATTCTTTTTTAAGCCTATGCCAATACACTTCCCCGTCATATTCGCGCAGCTTACGCTCTATACCTATCAGCATGACCTCCGGGTCAGCTTCATAGATTCCAATCCGGTTTTTATCTCTAAAATCACGCCCTATTGCAGCCTCATGGCTCCGGTTTTCGCCGCTAAAAAGTTTTATGGCCCCGCTTATTCCACCTTTCCCGTTAAACGAAAGGCGGTCAAAAGTACCCATCTGGTTACGCCAGGCTTTAAATTTCAATAGATCATTCATTTATCCACCAAACACACCCCGCCAAGAGATAATGCCGTGAACGGCCCATGGCGGGGTTTATCTTATGATTCTTTTTTAAAAGCTTCAAACAATCCAAGGAAAAATATAACCGCAACCATGATTTGCTCTAAGCTTTCCGGTGAAACTGAATAACCAGCCAAACCAGCCAAAATAATGATAGCTTTTTTAGTTGATTCCTCTTTTAACCTGTCTTTCAAATACCCTAAAACCCTGTTTATCGCGTCCATAATACCCCCTTTTATAGTTCCGACCTAAACAAGCCAAAATCAAACGCATCACCCGGACAGCTTTTATATTCTGCAAAATGCCTGTGCGGATAATTAGCCTCTTTTGGTATGCCATAGGCCGTCATTAATGAGCGTGTAAATTGCACGCCCAGCTCCCACATTTTTTGAGACGGTGGATTTTTATCGTAATTTCCAACCCAACAAATCCCGATACTCTTAAAATTCATACCGTTTTCTTTGCAATGAGATCCATATGTCGGCCACATTCTTCCAACTAAAATCTCATAATTCTTTTTAAGCAAAGATCCCACCCGTTCTATGCCATAATGATAGCCAATATCAGACCAACCATTTTCATCGACATGATATCGCCGTATCGCTGGCCAGTTTAATGTTTTGTTGTCGACTGACCATGAATGGTGATGTATTATATATTCTGGTTTAATTATCATTTATCCATCTTGCCCTCAATCCTTCCGACTGAACGAGATATTTTACCAAGCTCTATCAAAAGGTCTTTTTGCATAGTGTTTATATGCTCTTCATTTTTAGATATGCGCTTATTCATTGTTACATTTTTATCGCATTGCCGGTCCTCTGCGGCCCGTACCTTTTCAACACACTTTTTTTCAATGGCGGCAGCATTAGCCTTTGTTTCGTATTTTACAGGAATAGCTACCCCGAAAACAATAACGCTGATTATCATTGCAGATACGACAACCACAAGAACTTTCCCCCAAAATCCGCTACCCCATACAATTTTTATTTTATTCTTGCGCTTGTCCATTTTTAATTCACCTTAGTTTAAGTCAGTATCTGTTGTACATCCAGAAAACTGAACATTTGTGGTATAACTTGCACTGTCTGCATCGCGGTATATACCAGTTAAGCAATTCCTGGTATAGTTATATCTTCCACCTGTCCATAAATTGGCGTTGGAAAAAGCTAAACAAGAAATGCCTCTTGTATCGAACCCTTCTATGATAGATGAATACATTGTCAATGAGCTATCCAGTGTTAGTTCAATCCCAGTTGATGCAAATCCAAGCCCTGTAATTTTTGTGTTATCTATCTTAGCTGCCGCTTTTGTTAATCTTAATGCCCATGCATTGCCGTCATAGCCGATGGCTAAATAACACTCATTAAATACCATATTTAAAAATTTACCTGAATTAAATTGGATACAATAAACATTACTAGATGGGGTCATGGCACATCTATAAAATTCAATATCTGTAAAACTATATATCTCACTATAAATAGACCCGGTAAATTCTATGTCGTAAAATTTTACTGCTTTTTGCCCGGACCCAATTATAAACTTGTTAAATTTAGTCCCGTGAGAATAAACAACATAATTAGCACTTGGGATTGCTGTCCAATGGCCTACAATATAAGCTGTGTCTGCATCATTCCAATCAATGCGTCTATACTCTGTGCCGGAACTTGAATAGATAAGCTGGTTGGCATTTCCTGACTGTATTACTGTCTGGCCTACGGCGTGGTTGCTTTCAGCAATACCATCAAATGTAAGTACATTACCACCTGGTTTGGTCATTACAGTATGGACTTCCGGCCCGTTTCCTGCTCCTGCCGGATCAAGCACTATAACAGAACCCACATCAAAATCAGTATCGTCCGCAACCTCAACTTGGCTATCTCCTGCGGTTACACCTGTATTGGCAATTAGTTCTGAAGCATCAACCGTAAATGCTGCTGTATCAGTAATAGACCCTGCCGTTGTTGTCGTTCCTGCAACCGCAGAATCAAGCGCAGCACTTGCAATAACTTCCGTCAATGTTCCTTCAAAAATTATAGAATAGAAACCAGCATCTATGCCTTTTAAGTCTAGCGTTTCGCTATAAACAGCACTACTCATGTTTATAGTAAGATTCCCGCCGAGCTTTCTAGGAAGAACATAGTCAAGCATAAACCCCCATGTAGCACAGGCGTTTGCACCGCTTCCGTAGCCTTTGCCGATTGTGTCGGCACCGCTTCCAGAATCAAGATAAATAGTTAATGCCGCATCGCTTCTTAGGCATTTCCATTGCGTGTTAGTTGAATCATATACAAATTTGCAGTCAAGATCAGTCCGGTAAAACTCCATACCCTCAACCGGGCTTGCTGGAAAGGCTGAGCCTCTTGTAAGTGCGGTTATGTTTGACGGAACAAGAGCCTTATCTGTTGCCGTTCCTGTGACAGCTTCCGCATCTGTGGCTATTTCAAGAACGCCTTTGTTTGTTGTTGTGGCGTCTTCGGCGGTTATGGTTAAAACTTCTGCGGCGCTCGATGTGCCAATACCCTCGCCACCAATTATATATATTTTATTAGGGGCAAGAACAAGGGGAGAGGGTGAATTGGTATCGTCAGTTGTGAGGGTTAAGGGGACGTTTGCATCTAATGAAACGTGACCGCTCGATACATCAAAGTGTTCTGCTTTAAAGCTAGAAATTCCTTTATTTGTCGTGCTTGCGTCCTCGCCAGATATTGTAAGCGTTTCGTCCCCACCATCGCTTCCCTCTGTAAGATCCACGCCCTCGCCAGCGACCAGCTTGCCGTTTAAATAGCCCGGTGTGGTATCGTTTGAAGAGACGCGAATTAAATTTAAAAGACTATCAGCATATGCCTTGATAGATTGCTGGCTGGCCAGCTTTGTTGCTGAATCGCTGGCAAGATCGTCCTCGTCAAGAAAAATTGACCCAAGACCGCCCGGCGTAATAGTGCGGGCATTATCGGTCATGGCCTCGACTTCGGCGTCCGTTGCAAGTTCAGCTTTGCCTTCGGACGTTGTTGTCGCATCTGGAACCAGGTTGGAATGTAATATTTTTAAATAGGTGTCCGTGCTTGTGTCCCATATGGGACAATAATCCGTATCGGCTGGTTGTGCTTCAAGCTCGACGAGATCCTTAACATAAACCTCACCAGCCATGGATAAACCGATAAACGAAAATAAAATAAAGATGATCAATAAAAATTTCTTCATAATATTACAGTCCTTTCATGTTTTTAAACCCGCCAAGTCCGGGGTTGTTGTACCTTGTTGATTTTTTATTTCCTTTCGTATACGCCCCGACAAATTGACCGTAAGTTGTTTCGCCGCGCTTTTTTGCCCGAACCATTTTGCCAGCCTGAACCGTTCCGGGAATACCCGTTAATTTTCCAGCGGTTTCAAGCGTTGGCTTTCTGGATATGGCCTCGCCTATAAAGTCAGGAACGGCGCCGACGACCCCACGACCGTAACGGATACCGCCACCAACTATGGGAACCTGTTCAGCCAATTCTTTTATAACCCCCAAGCTTGCAGATGGCATACCCTCGTCGTTTTCAATGGCTTCGGTAAATGCTCGTATAGGTGTTGGATATGGTGAGTTTATCCCTAAAATATCCTCGTAAAAAATATTTATAAGTGTTGTTCCGGCTATAAAGGCAAGGGTTTTTTTAAATGCCTGTTTATTTGTAATCCTAGCATTTTTAATGCCAAGAACATCTTTTGTTAAAAAGCCCCACTCATTAATTACAAATGTCTGAAATAAAGACAATGTTTTTCCGAGCGTCGTTCTTTGCATTGGTGACAAATCACTCCTGGCTGCAGACGCTTGAGTTTTTGTTACAACATCATCGGCAAAATTAATTGCCTTTCTTTCAGAATATCTTAACTTTTCAAGCGCCATTTGATACGCTCCTTGCCATGTTGCCTTTGCTGTTTCCATGTCCAACAATTGCAACGGCTTAAAGCCAGCTTTGCCAATAGATTTTTTTACAGCCCCAACCTTGCCGCCCTTAACCGCATTAAGAACGTCTTGAACTGCAGCATCATATTGCCTTGAAAGCAATACGTTTGATTTTTCAATAGCGGAATTTCTTACCTTTGGATTAATCAGGCTCATAATTCCCTTGCCTGTGTATCTTGGGCCAATTTCTACAACGGCCCCCCTTATTGCTGATGGCTGGATTAACGCCGACCTAATGTTGCCGGATAAAATTGAAAAGGCTAGGTTCTCGTTTAATTTTCGTAGCCCTCTATCGAGCAACGGGGCATCAAACGGCGCTGGCGAAATGGGTTTTTGCCCAGCTTGAAAATCAATCCACTCCGCCAAAAACTTAGCGGTCCTTGGCCTTTCCTCTTTTAATATCCACCTGGTGCCGCTTTTTCTGTCGCCAAATGTCAGAAGTGTCTCCCTAAGTTTTGCTATCCTCGGCGACATGTGAATATGCTGGATAGCTGACCTTGAATAGTTTGAAAATACGTCAACAGCATCTAGTTCGACCGGCCACGCTCCAAGCTTTGCCCTGGCCTTTGCAAATCTAAATGGTGTCGTTTTTAAATGAACAAATTGAGCCTGCACCATTTCTGCCCTGGTCGTTATTGGATTAAAGCCCAACTTTTCAAGGGTGCCTAAATCTCTAAAAAATGTAAAATAATTTTGCACTTTTGGAAACTGATCTTTTCCAGCCAGCGCCCTGGCCCTGTTTAGCCTTTTGTAATAATGCTCGTATCTATTTCTTAACTCTTTATAAACCCCAATTTCTTTGGGTGTTAATTCTGGAACGCTTTCAACGCCCATATTTCGCAAAATGCGCGGCCCTCTGTTTTGTTTTGATATTGCATAGGCCCCTATCCGCTTCCTTGATTTAAGCGAAAGCCCCTTGCCGATTTTCTTTATTTGCAAGTTGGTTGCTTTTTGTTCCAGCGCGACTTGGTGCTCCCCCTCTTTTATCGTTCTGTAATACAGTTCTTTTGCATTGTTTCCAAGCTCCTCAAAGGTTCTGATCGGATTTTCTGTGGCCCCCTTTAACGGCTTGTTTCTAATCTCTGGCAAGCTCTTAACAATTTTTAATTCAATATCATAGATGGGCGGGGCTTGCATATCTCGCCCCTTGCTTTTCCAGCGCCTTTGTTTAACAATCTTGCCGGTATCAAATTTAACGATGTCCGACCCTTTTCCTTTTGGTACTTTGCTATACTGCTCAAATTCGGCAATTTTCTTTGACAACCCTCTACTTGCTTCGGCAAAATCTATTTCAAGTCGGCCCTTTTCGGATTCCAAAATGGATTTTGCGGTTGATTTT